AGTATTGATTATCAGATGTCTAGCAACATAGACTGGGCTATAGTAGTTGAAGATGAAAAGTTTATATTAAAAGATAATGAAGTTTTAGTTTTTGAGGCTTCAGAAAGAATACATTGGAGAGATCCAATTATTTTAAAAGAAAATGATAGATGCGAGGTTATTGTATTTCATTTTTCTAATAAATTTGAGCATCAGCCATATGCTCAAAAACAAATGAGCAAAGAAGAAAGAAATATTATTGTAGAAAAACATAATAATATACCAAGAATGAAAATATATAGAGAGAAATTTTTTAAAGAATTAGAGGAGATTGAAAGGAAAAATGGTGGAGCCAGAAAAGACAACGCTTGAGTCTATTAATGGTTTAGCAGAAATTGCTGAATACATGGATGACAAAGAATTAACAACATCCTTAGAGATGATTGCTAAATTAATTTTAAAACCAGATATACCAATTGCGGTTGCAACTATTGAAATAGTAAGGCTTCAGGCAATTGCAGCCAAACTTTCTTTAAAGGCAACTTGGATGGCAAATGTAGATAAAAATAACAGAGCAAAAAAGAATATATATTACACTGCAGCCGAGTCAGTCAACAGCCTTGTATCTGCACTTAAATATATTACAAGATGAAAACTGATATACTATAAACTAACGAAAAGAGAATCATGACTAAAAATTTACTACAGCAAATTATGATAAAAACAGATAGCACGCCTAAACCAGCCTTTGACGTTTCTGGAATTGCAGAAAAAATTAATAGTGGATATATTGCTAATCAGGATCCAAAATTTATGACCAAGAAAACTTTTGCGCCATCAACACTAACGTATAGTGACGGCAATGGTGTATGTCCAAGATACTGGTACCTTGCATTTGAGGGTGCAATTTTTGAAAGTTATAGCACTCCATACGACATTGCAAATATGAGCAGTGGCGTTTTGTCTCATAGTAGAATTGAAAAGGCTCTAATTGATTCTGGAATTGCTAGAGTATATAAAAAAGAAAATATAAAAACCAAAGAGTTAGAAGATACTACAGAATTTAAAGTAATTAGTTCTAATCCTCCTATTTTTGGATATGGGGATTGCATGTTGGTCTGGAATGACGAAGACATTGTTGGAGAAATAAAAACTCAAAATAATGAGGCCTTTGAATATAGAAAAAGAGCAGGAAAGCCTAAAAAGGATCACGTAGCACAAACTTTAATTTATATGAAGGTCTTGGGCAGATCAAAAGGTATTATTATTTATGAAAATAAAAATAATCATGAATTATTATTATTTCCAATTGAAGTTAATGATCAATATAGAAATTATATTGATAATACGTTTAGTTGGATGAATGAAGTTTTTGCTGCTTGGAAAAATAAACAACTACCAATAAAAAACTATAGAAGTAATTCTAAAAAGTGTAAAACTTGCCCAGTTAGAAAGGCATGCGACGAGGCTGGAGATGGGGTAATTAAAATAAAATCTCTAGAGGAATTAAGTGAAACAATGTAGTTGGTGCAATCAGGCTTTTAAGCCCAATGTAAGTTATCAAGTATACTGCAGTGTTAACTGCAGAGAAAGTGCTACTAAAGAAAAAATTTTTTCTAGATATAGCATTACAAAAAGACAAAAACGAAAACTTAAGCCTAAAAAATGCTCTGGGGGATGTGGAATAACCCTATCCATTTATAATGATGATAGCCTATGCAATGCTTGTAAAATAAATAATAAAGATGTAGCAAAGACATTAAAGAAAATAAAAGGAATGATACGTGATAGCAAAAATAGTAAATCTTAATTCAATATCAAAGCAAAAGGTTTGTGCAGTAGACGCTAGCACCAATAGCATTGCTTTTTCTATTTTTAATAATAAGAAGTTAGAGTCTTGTGGAAAATTAAATTTTAATGGTGGAACTGTTTATGAAAAAATAGGAGATGCTTATGCAAAAACAAGAGCCCTATTTGATTCATACTCTATAGATGCTGTTGTTATTGAGCATACTGTTTTTATGAATAGCCCTAAAACTGTTTCTGACTTAGCCCTAGTTCAGGGAGGAATTTTGGCAGCATTTTGGGAGTGTGGAGTAAAAGAAATTGGGTCAGTTTCTCCAATTACTTGGCAAAACTATATAGGGAACAAACGTTTTACAAAAGAAGAAAAAATAAAAATGAGACAAGAAACCCCAAACAAATCTGAATCTTGGTATAAAACTCAAGAAAGAGAAGTTAGAAAAGAAAAAACTATTAATTTTATTAATTTAGAGTATGATAAAAATATTGTAGATAATGATGTTGCCGATTCCTGTGGTATTGGGCATTGGGCTATTAATAACTGGGCAAAGTTGACAAAATAGTATATGACTGCTAAACTATATACAAGTGAGACTTGGCTTCGTAAACGTTATGTAATAGATAAAAAGTCTCCACAGGATATTGCTAAGGAGTGTGGAACTAGTGTTGAAACTATTTACGTCTATCTTGCAAAATTTGGATTAAGGAAATCAAAAAGATGAAACTAGGGCCAGTTTATAAAGATGTAAAAAGTTTTAAATGTGACGACTTATATCTTCATTCTATCACTGCTCCATCTGGTAAACAAATTTGGTCAACCTGTCATGGAATTGCACAAATGCTTATTGATAAAAATATTTCATACGGAGATTCAGCATTAAATCCAGTACGAATTTTTAGTAAAGCAAACCCAATAGAACAGTTGCATGTAAGAATAGACGATAAGTTAAGTCGTTTAATGAAAGGGACCGATTACATTGGAGATAATGACATTGATGATTTAATTGGCTATTTGGTTTTACTAAAGGTGGCAAAGGAAAAAAATGTCAACTGAACAAGAATTAGTAGAGCACTTAGATCAAGTTAATAAAGTTGTTGAAGAGTATCTTAAAGGAAACGATCCAACAAAAATATCAAAAGATTTGGGAATGCAAAGAACCAGGGTGGTTGCATTAATTAATGAATGGAAAGTTATGGCATCTGCAAATGATGCTATTCGTGCACGGGCTAAAGAGGCACTGGCATCAATGGATGCCCACTATGGTAAATTAATCACAAAGGCATATGAGGTTATTGATGAAGCAACCTTAACCAATAATCTTTCTGCAAAAACTCAAGGAATAAAACTGGTTGTTGATATTGAAAAATCTAGAATAGAAATGTTACAAAAGGCTGGCTTGTTAGAAAATAAAGAGTTGGCAGAAGAAATGGTAGAAATTGAAAGACGTCAAGAAATATTAGTAGAAATATTAAGAGACATTGCTAGTGAACATCCAGAAGTACGAGATAAGATTATGAGAAGGCTAGCAGATGTCGCCAAAGAAAATGAGGTTATAACAATTGTCCACGATGTTCAATGACTTTATTGAAGTATTAAAAGACAATGTTTTTGAAGAAAACCCTGTTGACGTTAAAACATTTGTTGAGTCAGAAAAATTTTTAAATCAGCCTCCACTATCAGAAATACAATATAGCATTGTAGAAGCAATGAGTCAGATTTATTATAAAAAAGATTTAGAAGATTTAATGGGGACTAATTCTGGAAGTGCACATTATGATAAATACACTAAAAACGAAATTATTCTTCAACTTGGAAAGGGTAGCGGTAAAGATTTTACATCTACAGTAGGATGTGCATATCTAGTATACAAACTCCTATGCTTAAAAGATCCATCGAGATATTTTGGTAAGCCATCTGGAGATGCAATAGATATTATTAACGTGGCTATAAATGCCCAACAAGCAAAAAATGTTTTTTTTAAAGGTTTTAAAACCAAGATAGAGAACTCTCCTTGGTTTGCTGGTAAGTTTTATGCTAAAGCAGATAGCATAGAATTTAATAAATCAATTACAGTTTATTCTGGACATTCAGAAAGAGAATCTCATGAAGGTTTAAATTTAATTTTAGCAGTGTTAGATGAAATTTCTGGTTTTGCATCAGAAGTAGGAACTGGGAATGAACAAGGAAAAACTGCAGAAAATATTTATAAAGCATTTCGTGGTTCGGTAGATTCTCGTTTTCCAGACTTAGGGAAAGTTGCTCTACTTTCTTTTCCAAGATACGTTGGAGACTTTATATCAAAAAGATATGATGATGTTATAGCAGAGAAAGAAACCATTCAAAAACATCATAAGTTTATTATTAACCCAACACTTCCAGAAGATAGTCCAGATAATACATTTGAAATATCTTGGGATGAAGATCATATTTTATCTTATAAGTTTCCAGGGGTTCTTGCATTAAAAAAACCAACCTGGGATGTTAATCCAACTAGAAGCATAGAAGATTTTAAACTATCCTTTTTTACAGATTTGGGTGATGCAATGATGCGGTTTGCTTGTAAGCCAACTTATTCATCTGATGCATTCTTTAAACAAAGAGAAAAACTAGAATTATGCATGTCTTTAAGAAATCCACTAGATAGTTCAAAAAGGTTTGATGCTTCATTTAAGCCAGATCCAGAAAAAACATATTATGTTCATGCTGACCTTGCACAAAAACATGACAAGTGTGCGGTAGCAATAGCACATGTAGATAAGTGGGTTAGTGTGCAGGTATTAAAAGACTATGAGCAGGTTGCTCCAATCGTAATTGTAGATGCAGTTGCTTGGTGGGAACCCAAGATAGAAGGTCCAGTAAATCTAAGTGATGTTAAAAATTGGATTATTAATTTAAGAAGGCAGGGGTTTAATATTGGATTGGTTTCTTTTGATAGATGGCAATCTTTTGATATTCAAAATGAATTAAAATCTGTTGGTATGAAAACAGAAACTATTTCTGTTGGTAAAAAACATTATGAAGATTTGGCCATGCTTGTGTATGAAGAGAGGGTTGCAATGCCAATGATTCCTCTTCTATTGGAAGAGATGGGAGAACTTAAGATTATTAATGATAAAAAAGTTGATCACCCACGTAAAAAATCTAAAGACCTTGCTGATGCCGTATGTGGGGCGGTATTTGGAGCAATTAGTTTTACCTCTAAAAATATTGAGCAAGAAATAGAGGTACACACGTTTAAAGATAGGCCCAAGCAAGTTGACAGCCATTCTGACAACGTGATACAATATAAACCTATACCAGATGATGTAAAAGACTATCTGGATAGATTTAATCTAATATAAAAGAAAATAGGAGAAAAATGAATTCATTAAAAAAGATCGCACTTGTTACCGCTGCAGCGTTGGCAAGCACATTCTTTGTTGCAGTTCCGCAGGCTCAAGCAGCAGTAACTAACGGGTATGTATTATCTGATAGCCTTGCTAACGGTGCTCGTGGCGTAACAGTATTAGCAGACACAACTAAAGCAGAGGCTGGAGTAAATGCAGTTGTTGCATTAACTACTTCTGAGTCTCTTGCTGCAACAGCAGATGACAACGTATCGTTAGAAATCTCTGGACCTGCTACATTTACTGATTACACAGCAGCAGGATCAAACCCTACAGGGGTTACACTTACCAATTTAGGTAAATTATTTACATTTACAGCAACAACTTCAACAGCAGTTGTATTGCCTACGAATGTTAAGTTAACTGTTAACGGTGCAGGCACTGTAACAGTAACTCAAAAGAAGAAGGTTGGATCAGCCACTTCTACAGTTGACATTAAAACAATTTATGCCTCAACTGTTGCAAAGACAAATGTTTTGTCTGTAGCAGATTCTCATGTTCGTGTACAAGATACATCAACAGCAGGAACTCTAACAACTAGCGCAGATGTTGCTACAGCAGTAGCCGTTACTAATGCTGGTACAGGTTACATAAATGTCCGTGCAATGGATGCTTATGCAGCACAACTATCAACTAATGGTGTAATTCAAGCAAGTGCAACTGGTGGTGCGGTAGTGGCATGGGATGGCACTCCAACTACACAGGTTAATGCAGCAGCAAAAACTGGTACTGCTGGAGTTTTATATGTAGTTCAAGGAACTGCAAATGAAAACAAAC